AATAAAATTTAAGTTAAAAATTTAATTAAAAATGTCTATATGTAAAAAGAGCAAACTGATATAGACTTCTAGCGGGGAATGATAATAAATATTAAGATGCTCAACTTAATTATTCGCCGTTTCTAGTTTTTTTTTGTTTTATAAAAAGTTATATATAGTACCACTACTGGGACTTGAACCCAGACGGCCATTACTGGCCAACGGATTTTAAGTCCGTCTTGTCTACCTATTCCAACATAGTGGCAATTATTTCAAAGAACAACGCAAAAGTATAAAATAATTTATTAATAAACAAATAAATTACTCTCTTTTTTTGCTATTATTCATTAAATAACTAATTTTCATTATTTTAAGATGACTATCATAACTTTTTATTATTTCACATTTACCAGATTTAACTAGTAATTGATATTCCTTTTCTTTTATTTTAGCGTCTTCTAAAACACTAATAGCTTCGTTTTTTAGTTTTAATTTCTGTTCTCTAGTTAATGCACCATCTTTTTTGATGCCAATACTAACATGACTCATAACTATTTTTTATTGTTAAACAATCTTTTTAATAAATCCAAATACTTTAACTTAACATACAAATAATGATATACATCTCCATATTCTATTTTAGTTCTATATCTTAATTTATATCTCTTTCTTCCAGGATATTTTACTGTATATTCTGTAAACTTAAAAAAATGTGGCTTTCTTCTAAAATAACTATCTATTATTTCTTTAAATTCTTTTTCATCATTAAATCTGCCTATTAATATATCCCTATCTGTATATATCCCTAATTTTGTCATAGCCCAACATTTTATAACAAAAAAAACCATATAGGAACACTCTGCTCCTATATGGTCTAATTATAAGACAATAAAAATACTTCTTAATAATAAAATTGCAAAATAAAAAGCAATTTACAACCCACACTAAATCTAGAAAGTACTAAACCTTACCAGGTAAATAGCAAAAACCTGTTGTCTTATAATTATTTTTTCTTTGGCTGATATGTACGACCAAGTTTACTACATATATCTCTTGATATACTTTCTCCTAAATATTGACGATACATATTACCAGTTTTGTTACTAAACTTATTTATGTAACAATTACCATTCTTACTAATATAAATCTGATATTTAAATCCTTTAGATTCATAATAGTAATTAGTTGGTCCAGATGGATAAGTAGTAGCACTATCTTTTGCTTCTATATATGTATTGCCTTCTACTCTATAAGTAGTTTGAGCATTAACATTTGTATAAGCAAAAAATAACATCGTTGCAAAAATAGCAACCCAAAAGGCCAATAAGCCAAATAAACTTTTATTCATAATTGTTAAGTTTTAATAATTGATTGAAAAACAATGAAGGGCATAATAACCAACCAATCAAAATTATTATGCCCCTCTAATAATGTTACCATGTAAAACACTACTAACAAACAAAAAAAATAGTAACATTATTTAATACCAACAAACTTAATAATTGATAAGTCATAAAATACTTTATAATCTAACAACTCCGAAAAGTCATAAATTACTTCATATTTTATACCATCTTTTTCCCAAGGAAGTCTGGGACAATTCCTTGCAATCAAAATAGGAAGATTATTTATCATTTTATCTTGAACTGATTTCGTAATCTCCCCATCTTTCCTTTTTACTTTAACCCACTTCATCTTTCTTCCTCCCTTACTTTTCTGACTTTTCTCTAGACTTTTCTTCTATGGCAGCAAAAACCCAAAAACCAAATAAACATAAAGCAATAAAACATATTACTTCCCAAATACCCATAAATAAATTAGTCAAAAAGCCAGAATAACAATAATCTAATGGAATAGTTATAATACACATTATAACAATACTTATTAGTATTCTTAAAAATATCTTCATAACTACACCCCCCAATCTAAAGAATAGTAAAAAATTGACTTGTACTCCCCATCTAACTTCCTATTCTCCCTAATTTTAATGGCCGTATCTAATTCTTCCTGCAAATCCCTCCCAAAAGATTTATGAACCTTTAAATACAACCCATCATGCTCTACTAAATGTAGATAAACCCACCTGTCTATACAATAAACAGGCATACAAAATAATTTTTTGATTTTCTGTTTCATAATATATAACGATTTAAATTAATAATCGTCCAAAAACACTACTACTTAACTAATAAAGAAAACAAATAAACAAAAATCTATTAGATAAGTAGTAGTGTGTAGAAGCATTATACCTGCTCCCCATAAACATTGGTGTAACCAAAGAAAGTTACTGTCCTCTTATAACTCTCTAACATCTGATCTATCTCTCTCTTAGATAAATCATAAATCCTACACCTCCTGGATTTACCAGATTCTTTTCTTAAATTAATCATATTTGTAAGGTTTAAAAATAAATAATCAACAAAAAAAAGAAAATAAAACACCAAAACATAGGAAAGGAGATGAAAAGACTAAAATATTAACAACAAAATAATAATCCAACAAAACAACAAAATAACTTATAAATAATAACAAAAAACCTACCAATGTTAAAAATAAACCAATCTTAAAGTAATAGTTTAAAAAATAGACGCAATTAACTGGGAATGAGGGAGTTAGCACTATAAATCTCTGAAAAAATTAGTCTAAAATTACCTTATATTTACACTTTTCTGTATTAATATTGCAATATTTTTATGTTATATAACATATTTTTCTACTATACGATTAACATTTGTTTATATTTTTTAACATCACAATTTTATGTTATAAAACATATTTTTAACATATGTTTACATATATACTGTCTCATTGTTGATAGCTTTATTTTGTCAGTTAAAATATATCTATTATCTTTGAATATTAATATTCAACATTACTACTTTTTTTTAATAACATTCTATTAAATATGTAAAAAAGGGCAAAAAAAGGGTTTCTACTTTTTTTTTAAAATTTGTCATTCTTTTAATAGAACGTTATTAAAAAAAGTAGAACATTAAGAGGTTACTTTTTTTTTAAAGTTTGCATTCTTTATATAGAACGTTATTAAAAAAAGTAGAAGCTATGTATAATAAACAAACTTTTTTAATTATGATTTACACAGATAAAAGCTTTATTGGCGAGATTGATGATTTTTGTTTTCCTAATGGAATTTTAAATAAACAGATTGCTGGTTGTGGTGCTACAGAATTTGCTATTAACAATGACGAACCTACTGTAATACTTAGTCCAAGATTAGGATTAATAGAAAGTAAGGTTAATCAACATCCAGAATTATTAGAAGTTAATGGCAATACAACTATTAGTGATATAATGAATTTTGGTGGTAATAAGATAATTAGTACTTATGATTCTTTTTATAAGATTAGAGAAGCTATAGACCTTAATAAATATAGAATATTATGTGATGAAATGCAGTTTATTATTAAAGATAGTGCTTTTAAGGGTGATGTTGTTAGAAAGATGTTGATTGACTTACAAAGCTTACCTAAAGTAACCTATGTGAGTGCTACTCCATTAGAAAATATATTTAAAAACTTATCTTTCTTTAAAGATGTTCCTTATGAAGAAATATGTTGGACTAACAACGTAATAAAAGAAAAAATTAACTTAATACCTCTTAACAGTCCATTAACAGAAGCCGTTAGGATAGCAAAGGCTTATGCTAATAATATTATGATAGACGGGACTGATAGTGTTGTAATATTTGTTAATAGCGTTAGGGGAATATGTAATATAATAAAAAGAGCTAGGTTAACGCCAGAAAACACCAATGTATTAATTGCAGATACCCAACCTAATAATTACAAATTGAAAAAAGTTGGATTTCAAAGAGGTAAACTGCCAAATAAAAATTATCCTTATAAACCTATAACTCTTTGTACTAGTGCTTATGCTGCTGGAGCAGACTTTTATAACAAAGCAGCAGTATTATACATTGTTAGCGATGTGCATCTTACAAAGCCATTTAGCATAGCAGATGAAATACCACAAATAGCTGGTAGATTAAGACTAGGCAACAAAGGAATTAACTTAATATATAAAGCTGGAAATGTAAAATATGCCACGATAGAAGAAAAAAAGAAAGCAACGCAAATACTAGTTGACGTATATAATAACTCAGAAGGAATAGTAAGAAACAAATATATACAGTCAATAGAAGCTACCATTAAGATTAATGGCGCTTGTGACTCAGACTATATGTTTTACAATAGAGAAACAGAACAATTTGAAGAAGATGAGCTGGCAGTTGTTGCAGATAAATATAATATAGAAATACTTAATACATATAAAAGTGGTATATTGTTAAATAAGGGTCTTAAGAAGCGATTTAAGACAATAACTATTGAAGATGATACAAATACATTAACAGACAATAATAGAGGCTTTAGAAGGGCATTAAAAGCATATATTAATGGAAATGAATTTGACAAAGAATCTATTTTGTTGCAATATCCACAAATAGAAGAATATATGTCTAAAATTACAAAAGAAAAGGCAACGTCTTTAAGTTACCAAGAAAACAAAATAAAAGATTGTATTTCGGACGAAAACAAAATAGATAAGATAAAATCAGATGTTATATTTACATTTAAAGGCAAAACCCAAATAAGCAAAGCAAAAAAGATATTATCTGATATCTACAAAAAACATGGCATAAACAAAACTGCAAAGGCTATTGATATTGTAAATTTGTTCCCAGACCTGTTTTCTATTAAGGTAATAAAAGAAAATGGCGCCTCAGTAAAAACCCTAATAAGAAAATAAATGTTGTTTGACAGTCTACTGTAATAAAAAAAAGAAAGCAAGGAAAGAGAAAAAAAAATAGAGAAGAAAAGAAGGTAGCGTAATAGAAAGTAGAAGAAAAAGAAAAAGATTAGCATACTATATTATATATAGACAATATGCTTGTGTTGAAAAGACTTTTATAAAAAATAACTATGCAGACCCTTCTGCATAGTTATTATATTCCTGCAACAACGCATAGTACAGCAGTTATTGCCATTGTCATTATAAACAACAAGATAAATTCTTTCATAGTAGTAGTTTTTTGCATTCAACATTTAGAAAAAAAAGACAGCAGTGGAAAAAATCCACTACTGTCATAGCAACTTAGACTTAGAAAGTCAAAGTCTCCCAAGAGCCTTCGCCGGGGCGGCAAATCTTAAATGTTCCCGATTCGAGCTCAACGACATTTAAGTTTTTGGCTTCATCAATTAGTTCTTTTGCACTCATAGCCTCAAGATTGCTCGAGAAGGCAGCAAAAGCAGCAACTTCGCCCTTATTGTCAATTAAGGCGACACTTTGTGGCGCGTCAAACTCAACACCGTCTTTGCCTACTGCCTTATGAGCAGGAACCAACTTTGCAGTTTGACCGTTTACCCACGCCAAAAAACTCATCGAATTTTTGATACCTACAGTATTCATAATCGTCTGGCCTCAAAATATACCAGTATGCACCGACAAACAACAAAATACTGCAAATGCTCGGTGAACACATATTGCAGTAAGCCAACCAAACGCAGTCAGCCAAGAAATATGAAGTGAGATGAAAAGACTTTTACTCTACCAAAATCTCACTCTCCCACTTTTTATTTCTTCATTTATATTCTACTACCTCACATTCTACATAACATCTTGTAGATTTTTGTCCTTATTTCTTTTTCTTTCTGCTGTTGAGCCGCAGAGGCCTTCTCTGTAGTAGTTTTATTCTACCTCATTCTATTTCTCCCTAGGGGGACCCCTACAGCATTACAGGCTGTTACTATGTTCGCTGGCGGGGGAGAAACCCAACGACATAACAGTAGGGGGAGGTGAAATAGACTATCTTCCTCTCTCATAAATGCGATTAAGTTTAAAAAAAAATCAGAAAAAATTTTTTTAGAAAATTATTTTTTATTTTTAGTTTTGATTTTCTTTTTCTTTTTTTTCTTTTTTTTCTTTTTTTTTATTTTTTGTTATTGTATTGGTTTATTATTTGTTTAGTTGTTTATAATTTATTACTTTTGTGGGTTGGTTAAAGAGTATTATTATGGAACAGAATGAGTTATAGAGATAGTAGTTAGAGTAGCAGGCGTATGCTGAGTAGTTAGATTAGGTAGAGCGTGCTAATTTATGGAGTGATATACCTATGCGTAAGAAGGCTGAGATAATAAGGTAGGCTGTATAGGGTGGTATTACTGATTTGGAGTAGATTAGGTAGTCTTATACTAGTATGTTATAGTCTAGGTAGGTATAGCCAAATTATGAGTAGTAGATTAGTTAGGATTAGGATATATAGGATTAGTAGGTTTAGGAATAGTAGGATTAGTAGTAGGTTAATAATTATGCTGTTGGTGGTTGTATTAACAGGTATGATGATGGTGGTGTAAATAACAGTGCTGCTAAAAGGTTTTATGTAGATCCTGCTGTATATGCTTCTGGTTAGTCAAGTATATAGGTATAGCCATTGATGAGTGCGGAAGACATTGCTAAGAAGCGTGCTATTGCTATGGCTAATGAGTAGGTTAGGTAGTAGTAGTTAAGATAGTAGTAGTAGGGTACTTTAGGTTAGGGTACATTTTAGGGTGATGGTATGACGGCATAGTAGCGGAATTAGGTAATGTATAATCCTAATGGTGTAGGGGATGTAGTTAAGGGTGCTATTATGAGAAATAAGATAGAGTATGAGAATGGCAATTCTGTATGGAATGGTTTAGAGACTGTAGGTAAGGTTGCTGCAAGTAGTGCTAGTGGCAGTGCTATAGGTGCAATAGGTAATGCAGGTAAGGTTGGTTAGGCAGCGAAGACGGGTTATGATATATATAAGACTGGTAATGCTGTTAAGGGTGTAGTAGATTCATATTAGGCTGGTGACACTTGGGGTGTAGCATCAAACGCATTAGGGTTAGTTGGTAAGGCGCCATTAAATAAGGCTGTTTAGACTGGTGTTAAGGCTACAAGTACTGCTATGAAGCAAGTTAAAAGTTATGGTGGTAGGATAAAAAGAAGAAAGTTAACGTGCTGTTAATCAAGCGATTTGCATTTTTTTTAAGAAAAATTTGTTTTGTATTTAAAAAAGTTATATTTTTGTCGTGTGATTCTTTCATAATTGTTGATTTTTAGTTTGTTAGACATAGTATTATCCTGTCGAGAGATAGTGTAATACTTTTATAATAGGGCGGGATGGAGCAATGGCAGCTCGCGAGGATCATAGCCTTGAGGTTGTAAGTTCGAGTCTTACTCCCGCAACAAACTAGGAAGTGTCCTAGGCTTTGGTAAAAAAATGGATTGTCTTTATGGCACTTGTTACATCTCAAGTAAAAAGATGGGTTAAGATATATGGTAGTATTCTTTTGAATATATGAAGTTCGATTCTTCATTATCTTGCATAGAAGATTGAGAAGATATGTTTTTATTGGTTATATAGTTTTGATATATAAGAAATTTATTATTAGGTTTTTCTGTTTTTGCTTAATAATAGGTTTCTTATATTGTTTTGTCTCTATAGTTCAAAGGATAGAACGAGGGTCTTCTAAACCCTAGATGAAGGTTCGATTCCTTCTAGGGATACTATAATTTAAATTTATTTATTATGAAGATTTTAAAATTTTATTCTGATACTTGTTGTGCTTGTCAGTCTTTATGTAAGAAGGTTGATGAGATAATAAAGAAACATCCTGATATTGAATTAGAAGAAGTTGATTGTACTTGTCATGTACAAGGTGTATCAATGGAGTCTTCAAAGAGAATGCAAGAAACAGGTATTTGGACATTGCCTACATTGGTATTATATAAAGATAACAAAGAAGTAGACAGAGTAGTAGGTAATGCTCCTATGGAAGTAGTAGAAGAGAAAATAAACAAATATATTTAATTGGTATTGCCCTATGTTCGTAATGGTTAGCGGAGAAGACTCTAAATCTTTTGGTCTAGGTTCGAGTCCTAGTGGGGCAACAAGTTTTGTTAAATAATTTAATTTTATGATGACAGAAAAAAGTAAGAAAGAAGTTAAAGCTGTTTGGGAGAAATTTAAATGTAGGCATGGCGAAAACAGTATGGGCATCACTGCTGTTTTGAGATGTTGTATTATATTTTTGCTTGCTGCTATATTTGTTACGCTTAAATGCTATGGTATGATAGATTGGTCTTGGGTATGGGTATTATCTCCATTATGGATACCTGTATGTTTTTTCTTGTTAATGTTTGCTATTTTGCTAATAGGAGGATTAATTATAGTTGGTAAGTCTGAAGTATGTAATCCTGCTAGTGAAGTAAAAGATTTAGAGTGGAAAAAAGAGATGGAAAAAGAAATATGTGTAGATATAAAGAAAGGGGGAGAGGACGAGAAAAAGTGTGAGAAGAAAGAAAAAGAGAAAGAAGAGATTAAAAAACCTAGAAAACCAAAGTCTAGACCTAAAAAGAAAGTAGCTGTTAAAAAAGATAAGGAATGATTGGTTGTATTTACAAGATAGATGGAGATATAAAGTCTTATCCAAATAAAGATAGATTACTTAAGAAATATCCTAATGTAGAAATATTACAAGAAGTAGAGGACATTTCACAATTAAGTAATTAGCTGATTAAGTATTTAGGTGGATAGATTAAAGAAAAACCTAAACATCAGCCTGAATTTGGTACAAGAGAATATTATGATTTGCACAAATTTTATTATGTTGGCTTAGAAAAACCTATAAAATGTGTAATGATGGTACATCCATCAGAAATAAGTAAATATAAACATTTATTTTACACTCAAGATTATAATGAGTATGTAAAGTGGTATAAAAGAAAATGAAAAAGACTAAACATTATTTTTTGATATTTACACAGAAAGCCTTGCATATTTGGTTGAAACATAAAACGAAATTAGAGGCGAAGAATTCTGTTAAAAGAGTTAAGGGTGCCATTGATTTAGCTACAATGTTAGGGTGTAGAAATACAAAATGGTTTAAAGACTTTATAGATGAAGTGAATAGTTTACCGTCTTATAAAAGTGTTTTTATAGACAAAGAGATAAACATAAATATCAATTACATACCAATGGAGGATAAGTTATGAGATTAAATTGTAATAAAGATTGGCAAGCCGAGAGTGATGCTCATATAATGGCAGAATATCAATCTATTATTGATGATAAGAAAAGAAGAAATGCTGCTATTAGGGCTGCTAGCAAACAGGCTAGAGATTTGAATGAAAGAGCATCTGTTTTATCAAAGGTTGCTGGTGTAAGAAATAGAAGGAAAAAGTAATTATGAAAAATATGTGTGAGATAGGAACAACATTAAAGAAGGCTATAGATAAGAACCTTAAAGATGTACATAAACTTTCTAACATATTTGATGATAAACAACTTTGGAATGAGCAACAGGTTATTGACTGGCAAGATAAGTTAAATGAAGTAAGTATTAAATACAATAAGGTATGACTGCTGTACATAAAATATTTAATAGTGCAAGAGAATTGACAGACTATCTTAATGTTGCTGGTGTTGCAAAAGAGAATATAGTAACTGTTGTTTATAAAAATGGTGAGTTTGTTTTAATATACTATTTAAAATGAAGATAGTAGAGAGTGATGTAAGGGTACTAGAGCCAGAATATAAATTGGGTATAGTAGAGGTTTATAAAGCCATAGAAAGGGCTGCAAGGATTTGCTATAATAGTAAATCAAATGCTAAAATATCAGTAGAAGATTTTGTTAAAAATTTAGTATCTGCTGGTCATTTTAGGCCATTAGAATTTGGTACTGTTTATTTAATTGTTCCTTATGAATGTTATAAGACAGATCCAAATCAAATTTGGTGGGATGAACTATTAAAAAGCCCTTATACTAAATATACTATTAAGAAGGGTAAGTTCTATATAACAACTAACTATAGAGTATTAGTTGAGAAAAATAAGTTATATAGTTTAAGTTTTATGGTTCAAAAACCATATATACATCACCAAAAAAGAGTTACAGTATTATGGAGTCCAATTAGCCGAGCCATTGCAGATGAGTTTAGAACTCATGTATCTATTAGTAGTTTAATGCAATCTACAAGATACTGTAATTTTGCAAAAGACAGATTTGGGAGTGAATTAACATTTGTTGCATCAGAAAAATTTTTGAGTTCTGATAAATATATACAGGAAGAGTATAATCACATTTATAATATAATAGAAAGAGCATATAAAAGATGTGTTACTGCTTATGACATGAAGGCTGAAGAAGCAAGAGATTTTCTTCCTTTATCTATTAGTACTACAATGATACAATGTGCATATAAGTCTGATTGGGAACATTTTTTAGATTTAAGATGTGATAAGGCTGCACATCCTGATGCAAGAAAATTGGCAGATAAGTTAAAGAGTTTACTATGAAGGAGATTGATGAAGAAGATAAAGTTTGGTATTGTAAAGGATGTTTGTCTTTAAGAATACTGCCATTGGGTGAAGATTTTTTATATTGTGATGATTGTGGCTGCGCTAATATAGGTGAAGCTACGATTGAAGAATGGAATGAAATGTATAAACATAAATATAATGTTGAATTTTTAAAAAAGAAAAAGTATGAAAAAGGAATTAAAACCAGAAGTTAAAGAAGGAAAGAAATTGAGTTACGAAGAACTTGAGAGAACTGCTACGCAACTTTCTCAACAGGCTCAGCAACTTTATGAACAGTTACAAAAAGCAAATCTTCAAAATATGTTTGTAAGATTGCAATTCTTGTTTGAAGTTGTTAAACAGCCAGATGTATTCCATGGTGATTTCTATCAAAGTTGTGTTGATGAGATTGAGCAAATTATGAATCTTAAAGCAGAGATTCCTGCTGAAGGTGAAGCTCCTGTTGAAGGAGATGATGATAAACACGAGGCTACTGATACTCATATTGATTAATAATTATTTTTATGGAAGCAGATAAAGTAATTAAGATTCCTGCTTCTTTAGATGATAATTTTTTTAAGTATTGGTTACAATTTTTATCGCCATTTCACAATTTACCACCTAAAGTATTATTTGTTGGTGCTGCTATATTAAAGAAGAGATATGAGTTAAGTAAAAAGATAGCAGATGATGAATTGGTTGATAAAGTGCTATTATCAAAAGATGGAGGTAGAGAGCTGAGAGAGGAATGTGGAATTTCTCTCCAGCACTACCACAATGTATTATGTTGGTTAAGAAAGGTTAAGATATTAATTGATGATAGAGTAAATCCTCGTTTTATACCTCAAATAACAGGAGAGAAAGATAATTTTAAGTTGTTATTATTATTTGATTTTTATGAGGGGGATAAACAGAAAGAATGATATTGTAACCAGTGTATCAAATGAATTAAACATTGAGAAGAAAGCAGTAGAAGAAGTATATGACTTATACTTTAAGTTTATAAGAGAAAAGATAGATTCTTATGATTTCTCTCGTTCTTATACAGATGAAGAGTTTAAGAAAACATTAAGAAGTTTTAGTCTAAAACACATAGGCAAATTTTATGTGAGTAAAGTATATTTAAATAATATAGATAAGTATGTTAATAGTAAAAGAGTTAAAGCCGCTATATACAAACATAGTAACAACAATGAATAAATATGTTGAGGCACAGTACATTCCTGGCACTCAGATTATAGATACTAATACTGTGTCTGGTGGTATTAAAGAATATCAAAAAGTAGTGGCTGTTGGTTCAAGCGTAAGAGATATTAAAGTAGGAGATGTTGTTGTTATAGACCCAACAAGATATGGTATTAGACAGCATCAAGCTGGTAGTCTTAAGGATGGTGTAATTACAGATAATCCGATTACAACATTTAATTTTAATGTTATAGAAATGAATGGTGAACAATACTTGCTTCTTCAAGATAGAGATATTCAGTATGTTGTAAGTAAATATGAACTTACCGATGAAGATGTTGATCAACTGAAAAAATAATTGAATTTACATAATCTTAAGGAAGAAGAAGTTTATTTATAAATTTCCTTCTTCCTTTTTTTTTCTTTTTTTTGTTATGCATATACTAGAATTTGTAGATTTTTAGGTTTAGCCTACATAGGAATGTATGCTTATTAAGCCATTTAGGGATTTATATAAGAAAGATAGGTCTGTAGGTAAAGATTATTTTATGCAAGTAATGAGTATTATTTACTTTTATGCAGATCCGAGAAGTTCTTATAGTTATATTATAAACGACAATGATAGGTTATAGGCTATTATAGAGCAAGAAGGATTAGATAATAAGTTTAAGATAGAAAAGTATTAGGATTTAATAGATTTATATAAAAAGCATATTATTACTCCTAGTTATTAGTTGCTTTAGAATGCAAAAATAGCAGCAGATAAAGTAGGTAAATTTCTTGCTCAAGTAGATTTATTTGAAGAAGATGAAAAAGGAAAGCCTAAATATACTGTTAATAGCGTTACTTCTGCAATGAAATAGATTCCTGAAATAGTAAAACAACTTTAGATAACAGAAAAATTAGTGTCTAAAGAAATAGAGGAAGAAGGAAGAATGAGAGGAGGAAATGAAGGGAAAACAATTTTTGAAGATGGCATTACTGATTAATTATGGAATATTTTAATACACTATAGTCTTCTATAGAATCATTGTAGCTAGATAAATAGCCACAAGAGATATAGGAGTAGTTTTATGATATTATTTATAATATACCTTTTGTAAGGTCTTTAATAGATGTTAATAGACCTTATGCTAAAGATTTACCTAAAGATAAAGAAGGTAAGATTATAGTTGATATTACAAAGCCTCATATATTAGAGAATGTTGATTATTTTAGACCTACAGCATTAACTTATTAGAAATATAAAAAATTAACTCTTTTAAGGCCAAATGCCAATCCTAATTCAGAATATGGTAAATGGGTAAGAGAGGAGATAAGAAGATGTTATGAAGGCTATATAAGATAGTCAGATGGAGAGTGGATTACAGGAGATATGTATTTTTTCTTAAACTATTGTCCTATCTTGTTGTCAAAAATAGTATAGGGCAAATAGGCTATTCGTGTATGGGATTTTCCTGAATTTTGGGAAGGACATTATTATAAATTTCATTATTTAGATTAGGCTAGAAAGAATGGGCATCACGCTGCTGAATTAGCACGAAGAAGTGCAGGTAAATCATTTACTGCTGCCGCTATGATGGCCAAAAGATTTATATTGGGAGAAACAAAAGAAACTAATAGAGAGGTAAAATGTTTAGCAACTGCTTATTAGAAAGAGTATTTAGTAAAAGATGGTTTATTAAATAAGTTTCAATCATATATAGATTTTTGTGCAGAAAACACATAGTTCCCTCACAAGAGATTAAAATCTTCTTTGTAGGATATGGCATGGAAGATGGGATATATAGATTTAGATACTGGGACACAGAAGGGCACATTAAATGAAGTTATTGGTGTATCTTCAAAAGATGATTCATCAAAGCTTAGAGGTAAACGCGGTAGTTTAATTGTGATTGAAGAATTTGGCTCCTTTCCTAATTTATTATAGATGTATAGTACTATTAGACCATCAGTAGAAGAGGGTGATGTAGTTTATGGTCAAATAATATGTTAGGGTACTGCATCAGAAGAGTAGTCAGACTTTGCTTCTGCTCAAGAAATAATGTATAATCCTTTAGGTTATAATATGCAAGATGTTCTTAATGTATATGATAAAGCAGGATAGAGCAAAGCAAAATTTGTATATTTTTTTCCGGGATATTTAAATAGAAAGGGCTGTTATGATAAAAATGGTAATTCTGATGTAACAAAAGCATTACTTGAAATACTTATAAATAGATATAAAGTAAAATATAATTCTACAGACTTAAATTCTATAAGTTAGGCTATTGCAGAAATACCTGTAACTCCGCAAGAAGCTATATTAAGAACAAAAGGAAATATCTTTCCGATTGTTGATATAAATGAAAGAATTAATTAGTTAGATAATAATCCATCAGAATATGACGATGTGTATATAGGAACTTTAATTTAGAATACTCAAGGAGAAATAGATTTTAAACCAACAGGAGATACTCCTATAAGAGATTTTCCAACTAAAGATAATAAAGTACCTGGTGCATTAGAGATATTTAAAATGCCAGAAAAAAGTGGTTCTGGTAAAATACCTTACGATAGATATATACTATCTTTAGACCCTGTTGATTCAGATTCTGCAGATACTATGTCTTTATCTTCTATTTTTGTTTTAGACTTATGGACTGATAAGATAGTTGCAGAATATACAGGAAGAACTGAGTTTGCAGATGATGCTTTTGAGTTATTAAGAAAACTTTGTATATTTTATAATGGTAGATGTCTATACGAAAATAACTTAAAAGGTTGTTATTCTTATTTTAGCAAGATGAAATGTACTCATCTATTAGCAGATACACCAGAATATCTTAAAGATAAAGATTTAATAAAGTCATTTGGCATTGCTAATCAAAGTAAAGGCGTTCATGCGACTGCTCCTATAAATAATTACGCAAATACACTTATAAGAGATTGGCTTACTATGCCAGTAATGTTTATAGAAAAAGATGAAAATGGAGAAGAAATTGAAGTTTCAAAAAGAAATTTATATACTATAAGAAACAGAGCGCTGCTTAAAGAGTTAAGTTTATATAATCCAGAAATAAATGTTGATAGAATAAGAAGTTTAGGTATGTTAATGTTATATAGAGAAGAAAAAATAATATTATATAATGGAGATATTAAATCTGGAGCATCACAAAAAGTTGATATAAACTATTTAGGTAATGATCCATTTTTTAAAAATAATTATGATGACAAATTTCTTAATATATAATAAAAAGATTAAATATATAATTATCAATAGTTTAGTAATAATCTTGTATATTTTAAAAAATATCAATACTTTTGCCGAATAGATAATAGTACTATTATGGCTAGTGTAACATTTAATTTTCCATCATAGCAAAAGTCGTACTCTGCTAAAACAAAAAAGTGGAGAAAAGAGTGTGTAGACTTTGCTGAAGGTGGTACATTTGAAGGAAATAATCTTGTAAGAAAGTCTATTTGGCATAAAAAACTAAATTATGACTTGATGAATGGTATATTACACATGGAAGATTTAGTAAAAGTTATAAATCCTCTAGGTGTAAAGTCTGATTATAAGGTAGATAAGATATAGCATTATCCTATTATAAATTCAAAATTATAGATTCTTATTGGTGAAGAATCAAAAAGACCATTTGATTATAAAGTTGTTGTAACAAATCCTAATGCTATTTCAGAAATAGAATAGGACAAAAAGGAAGAAGTATTTGAAAGATTATAGCAACTTGTATAGTCTGAAGCAAAATCTGAAGAAGATTTTAACAAAAAGATAGAAGCATTAAGTGATTACTATACTTTTGAATGGTAGGATTTTAGAGAAGTAAGAGCAAATGCTATATTAACTCATTATTCTAAAGAATAGAATTTCCCTCTTTTATTTAATTCTGGTTTCAAAGATGGACTTGTAGTTGGTGAAGAAATTTACCAATGTGATATTGTTGGCGGTGAGCCAGTAATAGAAAGAGTTAATCCTTTGAAAATCAGATGTTTTATGTCTGGATTTTCAAATAAAATTGAAGATTCAGATATTATTATTTTAGAAGATTACTGGAGTCCCGGTAAAATTATAGATACATATTACGATGCACTTACATTAAAAGATATGAAGTACATCGAGGATTTGCCTAATGCAGCAAGGGCAGCTACAGATAATATGGGTAATATAGATGAAAGAATGGGCTTTAGAATGATAGATGATATTGTTATTACAAATAATGAGTCGTTAGATGCTGCTGATATTTTTAAATCTCCTGAAGCATATTGTTCTTTAACTCCCTATGATACTGAAGGTAACATAAGAGTTCTTAAAGTATATTGGAAGTCAAGAAGAAAAATCAAAAAAGTTAAATCTTATAATGATATAACTGGTGATATTGAATATCATTTTTATACTGAAGACTACATTATAGACGAATATAGAGGAGAAGAAGAGGAAATTTACTGGATAAATGAAGCGTGGGAAGGAACTAAAATAGGCACAGATATTTATGTAAATATGCGCCCTAGAGTAGTTTAGTATAATAGATTAGGAAACCCATCAAGATGTCATTTTGGTATTATAGGCTCTATTTACAATTTAAATGATGCAAGACCATTTAGTTTAGTAGATAGAATGAAACAATATAATTATCTTTATGATGCTGTTCATGATAGATTAAATAAACTTTTGTCTAGAAACTTTGGCAAACTTATTGAAGTTGATTTTGCTAAAATTCCTAAAGGCTGGGATATGGACAAATGGATGTATTATGCTAAAATGCATGGCTTTGTAATTAAAGACTCCTTTAGAGAGGGTAATTATGGCGCTTCTACTGGTAAATTAGCAGGTGCATTAAATAATAATACCTCTGGCACTATAGACGCAGAATTAGGTCAGTCTATACAATCATAGGTTTATTTATTAGAATTTATTAAGAATGAAATGGCAGAAGTTTGCGGTATCTCTAAATAGAGAGAAGGGCAAATTTCTAATAGAGAAACTGTTGGCGGTGTAGAAAGAGCAAATTTATAGTCTTCTCATATAACAGAATGGTATTTTTTAATTCATGATGATATCAAAAGAAGAGCATTAGAGTGTTTTCTTGAAACAGCAAAAATTGCTATGAAAGGTAGAAATAAGAAATTTTAGTATATCTTACCAAATTTTTCAAAAGCAATTATGGATATAGACGGAGATGAATTTGCAGAATGCGATTATGGTATTGTTGTAGATAATGGCACTGGAGTACAAGAATTAAATCAAAAACTTGACATGTTGGCTCAAGCAGCACTGTAGAATTAGGCTCTTAATTTCTCGTCTATTATGAAACTTTATAACTCTTCTTCTGTTGCTGAAAAACAAAGAATGATTGAGAAGTTTGAACAAGATAATTTACAAAGAGAACAAGAGCAGCAACAATAGCAAATGCAGTTGTAGCAACAACAGTTAGAATAGAAAGCTCAAGAAATTAACTAGAAATATCAACTTGATGATTAGCTTAATCAAAGAGATAATGAAACTAAAATTATTGTTGCTGAGATACAGGCATAGTCTTCTGCTGCCGCAAATCCTGTTGAAATGGCAAAAGAAGAAAGAGAGTTTGTGGAAAGAGCTTCAAGATTAGGACAAAAAGCATAGTTAGATAGAGAAAAGTTTGAGTTTGAAAAACAAAAGCATGCCGAAGACAATGCTTTAAGAGAGAGAGATAGTCAAAGAAATGCGGCAAACAAAGCAGCATAGATAAGAAATAAAAACAGCAATAAATGATTACTAAAGCAAAAATAATATGGTTGTTTATTAAGATAGGAATAGTAGTAACGTTAATTGTTACTATCTCTTGTCTTGTTGTTAAAAATTAGAAATTAGAGAGAGAAGTTTCTTTTGCAACGACTAATTTTAAAGCATTACAATTAGAACATGATTCTGTAACTAGTCAAAGTTTAATGTATTAGTTTACGATAGACTAGTTAAATTACTATAATGATTCTATTACAGAAAAGCTAAGACAAGTAAAGAAAGAGCTTAAAGTTAAAGACAAAGATTTAGAAAGTTTAAGTTACTTGTTAAGTGTTGCTAACAAAAAAGATACTATAAAATTGTCTGATACTATTTTTGTAGAAGGAGTTAATATAGATACATTAATTGGAGATTAGTGGTATAAATTAGATTTAGGCATTAAATATCCAAATGAAATTACAACAGATGTTAATTTTACAAGTGAAAAATATATTGTTACATCATTAAAAAAGGAGACTATAAATCCACCTAAAAAATGTTGGTTAGCAAGATTGTTTTAGAAAAAACATAAGGTATTAAGAGTAGAGGTAATAGAGAAGAATCCTTATATAACAAATATATAGTAGAGGTTTATTGAAATAATTAAATAATATGGAGATACTTTATACATCTATTGCTGGCATCTTTACTACTGCCATTAGTGGTGTTATTTCTTGGTTTATGGCTAAGAAAAAATACTATAGTGAAGTTGATAACCAAACAATTAAAAATATGATAAGCAGTCTTGAGTTTTACAAAACATTATCTGATGATAATTAGCATAGACTTAAAGAACAAATAGAACGTAATGATAGGCTAGAAATATAGGTGGCTGATTTGTAGAAATAGATAAATGAACTTAAAAATCAACTTATTGTAATGATGGAATAGGTTTGTTTATAGGTAACATGTAATAAAAGAGTAAGAACTACTAAAACTGCATAATATGGCTAAAAAAAATGTATATAAGATAGTAGAAGCAGATACTTTAGCTCCAACAGCAACTGAAGATATTTGTGCATGGTGGTATAGCAGATTAAATAGCACTCTTTGGCGTTTTGATGAAGATAGTGAAGCATGGGTGCAAGCCATACAAGGTGGCGGTGGCTCTTCATATATTCTTCCTGTTGCTACAGAAAAATTATTAGGTGGTATTAAGGTTGGTGATGGCCTTCAAATAACATCTGATGGCAAACTGTCTTTAAATGAAGAGGTAAAGCCATACAAATTACCTACAGCTACATCAAGTACATTAGGTGGAGTTAAAATAGGCGGTACACTCACAATAAGTAATGGTATATTAAATGTAAAAGACACATATACATTAAAAGCTGCTACAGCATCTGTTTTAGGTGGAATGAAGATAGGCTATAAAGAAGACCAAGAAAATAATTTATATGCTGTTAAATTAGATACAGAAAATAGAGCATATGTAGAAGTGCCTACAAGTAGTGGTGGAATAACAGAAGTTCCATTAGCAAATTATATTACTGTTGGTGGTTTTAAATCTGCCGCTGGTGGCGAGGATACTGGACTTAAACATTATGTTTGGAGAACAGATAGCGACACTTATTCTAATCTTGCTTATGTTATATTAAATTACCCAACATCTGACGATCCTGGAGTTATAAAAATAGGATATACACCTATTGCTAGTCGTGTAAATAAATATTTGCCTGTTGAGTTAGGAAGAACAGAAATAATTGACGGTGTTGTACATGCAGAAAATGCAAATAAAGCTTATGTAAAATTACCAGATAATTTAGGTGATTCTGGTGTTACTAATGTTAGATGGGTAGGAGATTATGAAGATGAGAGTTATACATTGTATTTAGGATCGCTTTAGATTGATGGGAATGATGAAGAAACTTACTATGAAATATGGGCCCCGAGTTATACTGTTCCTGATGTTACAACAGGATTAAGTCTAAATGGTACATTTTAGTTTACTCTTGCAACAGCCAATGAATCTACATAGGGTACTGTTAAAACTAGTGAAGTGTGGTAGTTAGATTATGACACTATTACAGATGCTATGTGGAATAAGTGGAAGGATAATTGGTATTATAAAACATTAAAAGGATATATTAAAGAAGGTTAGATTTATTTTAAATAGTGGTTGTAGCATAATTTAATTACATCTAATCCAGAGAATTTAAAGTTTATTGAAGATACTGGTAAGATTGAATTAAATCTTTCTTATAATCCTTATTCTACTGTTATTAATCCTAATCCTAAAAAAGTAAGTATTACAGATAGAGATATATCAGATCATTTAATTGCATTGTATAAAGGTAAAGCAGATTTAGATTCTTCTACAGGCTGGATTAAAGCAGATTAGTTGCCTGATGGATTTTATGATGCATATATACTTTGTGAGGCAGTATTAGATGAATCTGGTAAAGGTAAAATATATGATGATAAAGAAGACCCTGAGACAGAATTAACACCAAGAACAAGTGCATTATATTTTGATACACTTACTAATACCTCGTATAGATATGTTGGCGAGGTAGACGGACAACATTAGTTTATGGAAGTAAGCAAAGAACTTGTATATACTGGTGGTGATAATGTAGAAATTACAAAAGAGAGATAGATTAAAGTTAAAAAGACTACAGGTGTTGCAGACACTTATGTTACCGAAGATGAATCGGTGATGCCTATTAGAAGACTTATATAGAAATATAATAATTATCTTTATGGAAGCTTATATGAAATAAGTACAGAACCAGTAGAAGATAGATTATATTATGGCATTCCAGATGGTGATGAATATGTATAGAAAAATAGAGTATATACATGGGATGCAACAGAGAATAAATATGTAGAATTAACAGATAATGATGGTAATCTATTGTTCGATAATGATGTTATAATCTATCTTTCAGAATAGGGTACAAAATTATATTTAGATTAGTTATTACAATAGGGCGCAAGAGGAGATAATTCTTATACAGTTATTACATATCAGCCTATTATGCAGTTTTATGCAGCAGAAGGCTTTACATATACTGATGAACAAATATAGGATATAGCATGTATAACTTGTAAAGATTTTGAAGAAGTAAAAGGTCAATTATATTCTCTTCGAACTGGAGATAATACATATATTTCAATGCCTGTTAGAGATTATCATTATTATGACGATTCTAGCAGTATTAAACCAAATCTTACTTATGAACTTGTATGCTATAAATGGTTAAGAAACGGCACGAATGGTTCTAAAGAAGATAGAATTTATGATTCCGAAAATTATTATAAGCGCAGTTATCGTGTAATATCTATTGATGGGGAAAGTAGATTGTTTGATACTTTCTTATACCAAAGACCACAAATGGAGTATTATCAAAAAATAGAAGGTGGTGATAATACTGGTATAGAAAATGCTTACACATCTGTATAGGTAGGTAATGCTATTATGACTGCTGAAGGAAAAGATAGTCTTAATTTTATTGCAGGAGATAATGTTGCTTTAGATATAGATTTTGACAGCAAAGCAGTTAAAATTTCTGCTACAGGCGGAGGAGCAGTTACTTCTGTTAATGAAAAAACTGGAGATGTTGTTTTGACAGCAGAAGATGTTAATGCTTATACAATAACTGAAGTAGATGAAAAAATAACAGATATAAATAATAATAAGCAAGATGTATTTATTACGGACGAAACAATGGAGCTTTCTACAGAAGATAGCGAACTTAAATTAAAATCTAAATTTTTTGACCTTTCTAACGAAACTTATGTTAATCTTAAAGAAAATTTAATTTTTAATGATTTTTAGGTATTAGCAAGAGCTCCATCAGGATTTCCCCAAGAAACTTTTTAGATAGGCTTAGTTTTGGATAAAATAAACATGCCTTTTAATTCAACGCAAGATTTTGATCGTTTTAAGTATTATGTTCCTACATTAGAATTAAGTAAAAGAATTGGCTCTAATTCTTATTATAATCTTTCTTTAGAAAATAGCATTCCTTATGGAGCAAATGTTTTTTATGTTATAACAACTAATGGCGATAGAAGATGTTTTCGCTGGAAATATGGTTATTTTCGATATTATTTTACATATTGCTTTGACTTAAATTCAGAAAATCCAACATTTATTCGTAATAATGTGTTTTATGATTCTGCATTAAAAAGCAGTTATTACGATACTTTTACCTATGATAAAGATTCAAAAAAAATAACTCTTCCCAATGGAGTTGTTTTAGATTTTGATACTTTTTATGAGTAGGATAGACTTGCCACTGAATATGGCGTTGAAAACTACATAAATTATCTTGGTTTAAAATCTTATTCTGCTGGAACAAACGTTCAAATTAGTGATATTGGAGTAATATCTGCAACAGATACCATTTATGATGATACAGATATAAAGGCATTAATTACTGCTAATACAACTGCTATTGAAACAGAAAAGACAAGAGCAGAGGATATAGAAGCAAGTAAACAAGATAAATTAACTGCTGGAGAAAACATAACTATAGATGGAAATACTATATCTGCTACTGACACAATTTATGATGATACTACAATTAAAGCAGATATTGAAATATTAAAGACAAACAAACAAAATAAACTTATTGCTGGCACTAACATTACTATTGATGAAACAACAAATACTATTTCTGCAACTGGCGGTGGTACAAGTACAGCAGATACATTTAAGACAATAAAAATTGGAGATGAAGATACTATTGTTGCTTCTGGAGAAGACACACTTAATCTTAAAGCAGGAGAAAACATTAGTTATATAGTAAATTCAGATACAAAAACTATTACATTAAGTGCTACTGGAGGAGGAACTACATATACTGCTGGTGATAATATTAGTTTAGAAAATAATATTATTACTGCTAAAGGTTATTCTTATAATGAAGCTACAAAATAGATAACTGCTGAAGGAAATATAGGATGTAATATTACATATAATGAATAGTAGGTAGATGTTACTATTTAGGATATTGTAAATAACATGATGTTTAAGCCTAATCCAGAATCAACTCCATACAATATAGCTATATTTGATGAGAATAATAGTGTCATGGACAGTTTATATGCAATAGGTTAGGATACATTTGCAAAATTTGCAATAAGATGGGCTAATTTTGATGAAGGTTATGTTGTTTTTACTGAAAATGTAGACATGTCTTCTGTGACTACATATCCTCCATTATATAGCGATGAACGTTTAACACAAAATCTTAAAGATAGTATTTAGTCGTATGATGCTACTGCTAATTCTATAACTACAGAAGGTGGCAATGTATATCAATTTGAATTTGTAGTAGATTTAAATGCTTAGAATGTTGCTACCGAAAAAGGTGTTATAAATTATGTTGCAGACAAAATAATTGCAGAAGCTCCACAAGATGATAAGATTTATGGCAGAAAAAATGCTACTTGGGTAGAAGTAAGTAGTGGTTCTGGAACAACAAATGCTTATTCAAAAGTAACTATTGATGGTGTTACTGCAACAGCAAGTGGTGAAGACACATTAACTATTGTTTCTGGTATAGGTATTACTGCCTCTTTAGATGCAGACACTAAAACCGTAACTATTAAAAATGATGGTGTTTAGTCAATAAATTATTCTGCTGGCGCATATGCTACAATTGATGGCACTACAGCAAGAATTGCATTATATGATACATAGAAAACCGATGTAACCGGTGGGGATATAATTTATATAGATAATGCTAAAAATAGTTGCACATAGGTTTATACAACTACAGCAACAGCAGATAGTGCTATCACTGCTAATTGTATTTATGCGTTGTATAAGAATGACAATACACTTATAAGTAGTAGTATAGAAAATAATAATTATAAACTATGTGCTACGGGTGTAATGTATTTTAGAAATTAGGGAAGTGCTAATTTAACTGTTACTTTGCCTACTACTTTTACAGCAAATACTGGTTCTACATTGACAACTAATTTAACGCCAACAAATTTTTATGGTTCTAGCGAAATGGTTATTCCTGCTGGTAAAACTGGTATATTATATATTTAGATAAATGCTATAGATGATAACTTTGCTGACGCTATTGCTTCTATCTGGGGAGACGTTTCTATAAGTTAATAAAATAAAGTATGCTATAGAATTTTTTAAACAAACAACTTGCTATTGCAGATTTGATTAAGTCTGACGATGAAACAAAAGGTACTGTTGAATTTTATTATTACGACAATACTACTCCTACTGTGCCTTCTAGTATAAAAATAGATAGATGTGGTAACCATGCTAAAGTGTGGGCTGTAGTAAAACCAAAAGATGGATATAAAATAAAATAGTGGAGCGATTAGACTACTTATGCCGATTCTAATAATAGATTAATTAGTAGCATAACTAAAGATTTAAATTTATCAGTTTCGTTTACTGAAACAGCAATTGCTGGAGATTATTTGACATTTACAAATGAGGCAAGTGAAGATAATACGCTTAATTTAATTGTATATTCAAATATCAATTATCCATTGACCTCATTAACAAAAATTAGTAATAAATTTAATTCTTTGTCATATAGATTAAGTGATGCTGAAGACTGGGTAGAAGTCGATACATCTTAGTCAAGTGTAAGTATTTAGTTTTCTTCTAATATCTAGTTAAGAGGACTTATATAGCAAAACTGGTCTAATTTTACTACTATATATGCTTTGAAATCATGTTCTATATCTGGATTGTTAACTAGTTTATATTCAAATAATAATAATATTATTTATTTAGAAGATATAAATGCATCTACTTATAACTATATATTTAGTTGTTTGTTTATCTCTCGTAATTTAAATGTTGCGTCATAGTTTGTTTCTGTCGAAAACTTAATTATTCCACAATGTTGCGGTACTGCATCTAGTTATGACTATGTTTTTTATTCTATGTTTAATAATTGTTATTAGATTACGGTTTCTCCAAAAATTCCAGATTTCCCCAATGTTAGCGTTGGTGCTAATGGATTTTATGGTGTATTATTTTGGGGTTGTAATAGTTTAGAAAAAGTAATTTCTTATATAACAGATAATAATTATAAATACTAGAATTATACAGATTCATGGCTTTATATTCCGTCTTTATCAGCTACTAATCCTAAATTCTATAATCTTGGGGGAGCAACATTTGCAAGAAGTTATAGCGGAGTTCCGTCTAATTGGACAATACTTACATCTTTAGATGAATAATAAAGTTAAATATTTATAATATGAGAAAAGAAGAGAAAGAGAAAATTAATTTTGTATATTCATTACAAAGTAAAGAAGAAGAATATTATAACATAGGCAGTGTGTTAACAGATAATTATTATATTACATCTACATTAAACTTTTGAGTTATGAAAAATATTACTAAAATAATTGAATCTAACTAGTAGATATTAGATAAGTGTGCTTATTGGTTTGACACAGAAAAAGAAGTTTTAAAAAGATATACTCAAGGTGTTTGGAAGCCAATAACTAGTTCTTCTTCTCTTTCTTTTTCTCCTTTATCTCCTTTAAGTTTAGGGGAAGATGAGGCAGGCAAAAAAACATTATAGTTAAATTATAGTAGTTCAGATTTTGAATTAAACGATGATAATGAATTAACTATTAAAAATTCTGGTAGTAAAGCAAAATATTATCCTAAAGCAGATTATACTATTGTTCAATGGTGTCCTAAAGGAAAAATTGATTTAGATAATGATTTAAGTATGCCATTTATTATTCCCACTAGAGATAGATGTCCGATGATTAGATTTTATTGTAAAGAATTGTGGAATAAATACAGAATGAATACTTCAATATCTGGGAATGCAAAAGCGAATTATATACTTCACGATTTGGTAGAAGATACTAGACAAACAATACTTAATAATTTAACTATAGTTAATCAACAACTAACAAAACCATATGTTTGTCACGGGCCATTTATTACTTGGAAAATATAGAACAATCAACGCGCTAAAATTTCTTGTAACTGTCGTAGATATAATCCATATTCTTATATTAATGGAGGCTGTATGAGCTTTGAACATCGTATTTCATGGATTACAACTCAAGACCCAGTTATTACAAGTCATATTAAACAAACATTTAATGTAGATATTTGTCCATATATTACATTTAGAAATCCATTTACTGTATATGGAGGACAAGTTATAGTGAAAAATTTTACTATAAAAAATGACAAAATAACATTAGAGTTTGCTGTAGAAAAGATACCTGCAAATAGTAAATATTACAATCCAAGTACACAAAGTCTTGTTGAATATAATAGTGACGGTATATAGTGTAAAGGTTCTTATATAACTAAAAAAAGAATGATAATTTTTTCTGCTCACGGGCATAATGATAGATTTTATAGAATAAAAGATATTAATTTATATAATAATTATACTAGAAACAATTATTATTTTACAGACCGTCATTTTAGCGAAAAATTCGTTAAAGATACAGAAAAATATACTGTTGTAAATAAACATGTAGATGCAAGAAAGTTTATAGATCTAGACCAAATTCCTACTTCAGGAATATTGGCTAAATGGGCTGTAAATTATGATCGTTGGCCAGATTCATCGTGTGGTTGTTGTATTAAATTTGCTATACAAGATGTTGATCCGTTATACAGAAAATATAGAACAGGAAGTGAATATACCGAAAGATATAAGATACAATATAATTATGGATTAAAATATTTAGGTGTATTATAATTATATTTTTTATAAATATATTGTTTTGTAAAATATAGTATTTTTTTATTATAGAATATTTATTATCTTTGCACAGAATAAGTTGGAGACAGCCTTGATGGGGTGTAACTTCGGGGAGATCGTTTTTTTTAGATGCTTAAGTTTGGCAAACGTGCTTTCTCCGACTTTTTTTTAAAAATACAAAATTCTTATTTTATTATGGAGTTACTTGTTGAAAGAGTTAATAAAAATACAGTATGTACATTTGGTAAAATGTATATAGATAAAGAATATCAATGTGATACTCTTGAGCCTGTAGACTATAATCTTACACAAGAATCTACTTTGTATGAAATAAGAAAATACAAACATAATAATAAGGTGGCAATACCAAGAGGCACTTACAATGTATCTCTTGATATTGTGTCGCCTAAATATTCAAAATCTGTTTTTTATAAAGAAGTTTGTAATGGTAAATTGCCGAGATTACTTGATGTTCCTGGCTTTGATGGTATTTTAATTCATTGTGGTAATACAGTAAGAGATACTGCTGGCTGTATTCTTGTTGGTGAATTAGTTAATGGAAGACATTTTGTTTTAAGTCAAGAAAATTTTAGACAACTTTATAATAAGATTAAAGATGCAAAAGATTTAACAATTACTATTAAGTGATATGTTGAAAAATATACCTAAGATAATAGAGTCTGATTCCTAGATTTAGGATAAATGTAGCTGGTGGTTTAACACGAATGAAGGTGTTATTTACCGCTATGATGATACCAAAGAGTCTTGGGTTATTATTGCATCTTCTGATGCAGATAAATAGGCAATTATTAATTCTGCAGTAAATTAGTCTGTATATACTGCTAATTTATATTCTGATTAGAAAGTTGATGAATTAGAATCTGAATTAAGAGCAGAGTTACATAAGTTAGAGAAGAAAGTTTATCCTACTTGTAGATATGCTAGACATGGCAGAATAGATATATCTAATTGCAATGGCGTTGATTATATTTTAGTTCCTTGTAATCAAAAATGTTAGCTATTATATGTTACAAATAATTATTTGAAAACATTTTGTGAAAAGGCTACATTTTATGATTTAATAGACAAATATAATTTTCCTGTTTATTAGATTGCTATTGATGATGATGTTGATTAGATTCATAGAGAAAAAACTCTTACTGATTCAGAAAGAAACAGTGTAGATCTTTATGTTAGTCTTTAGAAATAGTCAAAAGACAATCCAGATTGGCGCTACGACTTATCATAGCGAACTTTTGGCGTAACTAAAGCTGATATAATGAAAGCATTTTCTAAGTGGTATAGCGATGATGAATGCATATTAAAATAGTATGATAGAAGTCAAATGCCAGTAGATGATATAAAAAATTTTCAATGGTATATCTATACAAAGTCTATTACTACTAGACATAACAAAATGGGCAAAAAGACTGGTTTTGGTAACTTTAATCATGTGAACGCCAAACATCTTGGCGTATATCATCCAAATAAAAAATTAGACTATTTAGGTGTTTGTTATACTCAATGGTGTCGGCTTATTGAAGGATATCTTTATAGTAGAACTTTATTACATGAAGTTAAAACATGGAATGGTATTAGACAGTTTGTGTGGTGTGGATGGAGAAATTTTTTAAAGACAGATTCTTATGGCACTACAGAAGATAATTATTCTGAATATTTTCCTGCTAAAATGCGCTATATAAAAGTAGATGCTGCTACACATGAGAAATATAAAGCCGATGAAACAAAAGTATGTGTTTCCCCTGCTGTATTAAGCAAATTTCCCTATATGGTATTTAAAAATCCATTTAGAGGTAATAGAGGTGGTATTATACCTGTTATAAATGGAAAATTAAGAATAGAATACGCTAAAGAATGTAAAAATAGAAGTTTATTATTGGTGTCTAATAACTATCAAAAATTAGATTTTGATGAAAATGGTGTTTGTAAATAGCCATTAAATCCTAATTTTGTTGAGATATTTTTGCCAATGAGTGCAAAGAGAAAAATAGGAATGTATTATTATTATAAAAATAGTGTAGAAGGCGCATCTAATAGTTTGCTATTAAGACATAAAAACTATTATAGACGTTGTATATAGTTTTTTAAAAAATGGCGTTCTTATTATTGGCATAAAAATCTTGAATACAATAATGTTTGGTCTATATTAAACAGAAAACATCCTAACGAAGAGAGAAATAAAAAGAGCACCAATCCGCCGTATCATATGCCTAGGTGTGTTAGCAAAAGAAAAAATTTTGTTTCTGGGTATAATTGTAATCAGGACTGGGCTTCTAATGGCTGGAGAGAGAGTGATTCTTTGCCAATATTAAGATAGTTAGGAAATAAAATGTCATTATTTTAGGCATATATAAGTCAGGCAGCTAACGGAATAGGTCATTAGATTGTAGACTCTAAGAAGTTGCAATTTAATATAAATATTTTATAGTTTAGCAACGCTATTTATAACAACGATTATGGCTGGACTGCAAATAGACGTGTTGGCTATATGCACAAATCAAGTGGCTTATAGAAGTTATCATACGATGCTTTTTATACTATTCCCGAAAGAAACAACGAAAATTATAGACGTTATGTAAAATATAATTTCTTGTATAGCAACAGCGACACATTTAGTATGTATAAATGTAATCCATATTACCCTATAAACACTATAACATTACAAATGTAGTTTGCTAAAGGTACAAATGGCAAGAACGAATATACTTATACAAAACGAGCATATTTTACTTGCAAACCAGGTATAACAATAAATAATACATAATTTATAACAATTTAGAGGGCGAAAGGGAAATCTTTATCACGTTCATTCTAGTACGAACACCCCTTTGGGGTACAAACTCTCTGGCCAGTCCAAGAGTAGTCGTGAAGTATAATTATCCTTGCCCTCTTTTTTTAAAGAAACTCTAATAATATAGAGTTTCTTTTTTTTTCTTTTCTTTTCTTTTCTTACTAATAATTTGTTGTTTTATTATTGCATAGTAAAAATATCTTGTTAAAATAAATTAATAATTGTATTTTTGTGGCAAAATAAAAATTGAGAAGAGATATGAGTGAAGAGAGAAAAGAAAGTCTAGATTTAGACTTTATTTTAGGTCAAGATGCTTCAGAAACATTATTTAATGAGTATGAAGAAAAGCCTAAAGAAGAAAAAGAAGATAAAGAAGAAAATAAAGAGGAAACTACTGAGACCGTAGATAGAGATAGTCTATTTGAAGAGTCAGAGAGCGTAGGTAGTGATGAGTCTGAGGAAGAAAAGAAACCCAAGTCTAGTAGGGCTAATTCTTCTCAAACAAATTTCTACTCTTCTATTGCTACGGCTCTAAAAGAAGAAGGTATTTTTTCTGCCTCAGATGACTCTTTAGAAATTAAAGATGCTGATAGTTTTGCTGAAGCATTTGAAAAAGAAATTCAAAGCAGACTTGATGAAAAACAAAAAAGAATTGATGATGCTTTGAATAATAATGTAGAAGTCAGTGAAATTAAAAAATATGAAAATACTATTGATTACTTGAATGGTATTACTGACAAGCAAATTAAAGATGAATCTGAAACTGGAGAAAACTTAAGAAAGAGTCTTATTTATCAAGATTTCTTGAATAAAGGATATTCTCAAGAAAAGGCTAGAAAAATGGTTGAAAAATCATTTGCTAGTGGTTCAGATTTAGAAGATGCTTATGACGCTCTTGCTGCAAATAAAGAATATTTTAATAGCGAATACCAAGATTTACTTGACGAAGCAAGAGAAGAAAAAGAAGAAAGAGAAGAAGAAGAGAGAAAAGAGAGAGAAAAATTAAAGAAATCTATTCTCGAAGAAGACAGGGCTTTTGGCGATTATTATGTAGATAAGAAAGTTAGAGAAAAAGTTTTTGATAATTTAAGTAAAGTAATATATCGTGATCCAGATACTGGCGTAGGATATAATGCATTACAAAAATACCAAAAAGAGAATCCTTCAGATTTCTTAAAGTACATCAGCCTTATTTTTACTGTTACAGATGAATTTAAGTCGTTAGACAAGCTTGTAGGTAGTAAAATGAAGGCAGAGAAGAGAAAATATATTAGAGAATTAGAGAATACCTTAAACAATACTGCTAGAACTGGAGATGGAAGTCTAAGGTATGCTAGTGGTAGTGTAGGAGATCCTGAATCCTATGAAGGTTGGGGTGTTGATGTGTAATTATAAACAACTTAATTATTAATTTAAAATTTTTGTTATTATGGCAGGAAAATTAGGAAAATTTCAAAGCCTTGATTTTGTAAGTTGGAAAGGACTTACAAGAGATAATCATCTTGGCGCCATTTTCCAACTTCAACCGTAGAAAGCATCTGATTTAATGGTTCAGCTTTTAGCCGCTTATACTGGCAAAACTTTGGATACTTTTTTGAGTTAGTTCCCAGTTAAAGAATTTGAAAGTGATGAGGAATATTATTGGGATGTAATTGGATCGGCAAGAAGAAACATTCCTCTAGTAGAAGCAAGAACTCTTGATGGCACTGTTGTAACGGCTGCTACTGGTATGGTAGGAGCAGGTACAGAACCATTCTATTTAGTCTTTGCAGAAGATTGGTTTGCCGATGGTGAATATATAATTGGTAATCTCAATGAGCTTTATCAATTTAGAATTCTTGGTGATGCTAGACTAGAGGGAACTAATGCAGTCTATAAAGTTGAGTTGGCTGGAGGTAATGTTGCTGGTGTTCCAGCAGAACGCTTGCTTGCAGGAGAGAAATTTAGTGTAGAAGCTGCTTTCGTAGAAAGGGAATTATCTCGCAAGGTTGGTGACTTGCGGTTTACTGCTCCTGTTTCGATGAGAAATGAGTGGTCTACCGTTAGAATTCAACATAAAGTTGCTGGCAATAAACTTGATAAGAAACTTGCTTTTGGCATTCCTATGGTCAAGAGAGATATGAGTGGCAAACAAGTTAAAGATGTTGCTGTAAAATGGATGCACTATGTAGACTGGGAAATGGAGTTGCAATTTGGCGAATACAAGAACAATGCAATGATGTTTGGCAGAAGCAATAGAAATGCTAATGGCGAATATATGAACATTGGTAAATCTGGTTCGGCTATTAAAACTGGTGCTGGTTTAAGAGAACAAATGGAAAATGGTGGTAATGTAATTTACTATAATGACTTCAGTTTGAAACTTATTGAAAATGCTTTATATGACTTATCGTCGTCTAAACTTGAAATGGGTGATAGATATTTTGTTCTTAAGACTGGCGAACAGGGTGCTAAATTGTTCCATAAAGCAGTTCTCCAAGAGATTAGTGGTTGGACTCAGTTTACTCTTAATGGTGAACAGGTTGGTGTAATTAAAAAGACTACCTCGCCATTACATGCTAATGCTTTAAGTGCTGGTTTCCAGTTTGTAGAGTATATGGCACCTAATGGTGTAAGAGTTAAAGTTGAAGTAGATCCTTTGTATGACGATAAAGTAAGAAATAAAGTGCTTCACCCACAAGGTGGTGTTGCTGAATCTTACAGATTTGATATCCTTTACATTGGTACTATGGACCAACCTAATATTTTTAAATGTAGAGTTAAAGGTCAGCCAGAATATAGAGGTTATCAGTGGGGTCCATTTAGAAACCCATTCACTGGTGAAACTGGTAATCCTTATGCTAGTTTTGATGAAGATGCAGCTGTTATCCACAAGTATGCTACTTTGGGTGTATGTATCTTAGATCCAACTAGAACAATGTCTATTATCCCTGCAATCTTGCAAGGTTGATAATGATATAAAGATATAGGAGGCTGATTACCTCCTATATCTACAACTTAAATTTAAAATGAGAAGATTATGGCAAGAAAGAGTAGTGTAACAGAAGAATTTGTAGATTCTTCTATGGATTTGGATATGGATAGTATTCAATCTGAAAAAAGAATTGAAGTTCCTAAAGAAGGGAAAGAAGAAGAAAGAGGAAATCAAAAATACGAAAAAAGGTATAAGACAGAAAGTACCGATGAATTAGTAAGTTGTTTAAGGAATCAAAGAATTATTGTAAGATATATTCCTAAACTTACAGGATTAGTTACTGACCCAAAACATGTATTATATGGTGGGATGTCAGAAACTGCAACTAAAACATTTGTAGTACCTAAACTTTCTTCTGGAATGTTTGTAAATGTATTGACTGATGCAGAAAAGAAATTTCTAGAGTATGCAATGGGATTAGAAGATAATGCATTAAGCATTTACAAAAAACATGATAACTTCTGGAGTGATGCTAATGAAGCTGGTATTTCAAGAGTAGTATTGTTTAAACAAGATAACTATTTAGATTTGAGTAATCCAGAAGATTATATTAAGTATAAAATACTTTTGGCAAACAAAGATTTTATTGCACCTTCGTTACAGGCTTATCAGGATTATCCTAAAGCATCTTATCAGTTTGTAATTATTGCTGATGACGAAGAAAGCAAAGTAGAAAGAAATAAAATGTCTACTACAATGCGCTGCTATAAAGAATTTGGTAAGGTAGAAAATGATGTTGATATACTTCGTCTTATTGTCGAAACAATGTCTGGAAGACCATTAGCTGCTACAACTAAAATAGAGTTCTTGCAGTCTGAAATTAACAAATGGATTCAAGCAGATAGTAAGATGTTTATTAAAGTTATTACAGATGAAACTTTAGACCAAAAAGTGTTGATTAGAAAGGCAGTAGATGCTGGTGTTATTGCAAAAAGAGGCAACTTCTATTATTTGAAAAAAGATAATAGTCCGTTATGTAATAATGGCGAAGATCCAACATTGAATACTGCAGCTAAATATATTAGTTTGGCTAGAAATCAAGAATTGAAATTCATGATTGAAGCTGCTATTAAAGAATAATTATTATGGACAGATAGGAATTTTCATACAGATTTGACATACTCTATAATAACATCAGCAATAATGCTGCACCGGGATTAAATGAGTATGAAAAATCTGTATTCCTAACTAAAGCATAGGATGAAATAATTAAAAATTATTTTAATCCTAGAGGCAATAAATATAGAGAAGGATTTGAAGAGACTGAAAAAAGAAAGATGGACTTCTCTAGTTTATTGGTAGTAAAAAATTATTCTGCTGGTTAGGCAAAAACCTCTGATTTGAGAAAATTTGGTGGAAATACATTTCATAAAAAAGGTGTTATTTTTGAATGGCCAGAAGATGTATTATTTGTTGCTGATGAGACAGTAGATACAAATGAAGCAGGTACATTAAGTGTTGTGCCTATGGATAATATAAACTATATGCGTTTAATGTCTAAACCATATTAGTATCCTACTAAAACACAATGTTGGAGAATGGTTCATACTATTCCTAATAATTATATGTCGCCAAGCGCTAGTAGTAAGTCTTTTTATGTTGAATTAGTTACTAGTTATACAATAGCATCTTATAGATTAAGATATGTAAAATATCCGTATCCTATTATTCTTTGTACTGTAGGAAATAGAAATATGTCTCCTGTAGAATTAGAAAATGATTTGTCTATAAATGGTTATACATTTTCTGGAGGAACAATTAATGATGTAACATATGGCGGAGTAAAAGATCTTCCTGCCTGTGAGTTAGACGAATATTTACATGAAGAGATTTTACAAAGGGCAGTAGAGTTAGCTAAAGCGGCATATATAACTGAAGATAGTAATGTTACTGCAACAATGCAGACTGGTCAAAGATCTGAATAATTAATCATATGACAGTAAATGAATTTTCATATTAGTTTGATGTAATGCTTAGGAGTTTTGCTTAGGCAGGTACACTTGTTCTTGATGAATATGAGAAATCCGTTTATCTCACAATGGCTCAAGAGTCTTTGGTAAAAGAAAAATATAATAATAATTTTGAACAAGACGAAGAATTAAGAGAAATTCTTAGACCATTGATTACTACTGCAGTTGGTTATTAGGTGTAGCCAACAAATGGAAGTGGACAATTATATTTTGATAAATATAAGACTAGTTGTTGGATGTTACAAGTTTCAAATTTATGGTGGATTGTACATGAACAAGTAACATTATATGATGAATGTCTTGCGGACTGTTATAATGGTAAGATTGCGGATGTTAGAGTAGTAAGAGTAGATGAACTTAATACTATAATTAAAAATCCATTTTTAAGACCTAATGAAAGTAGAGTTTTAAGAATAGATCATGGTGGAAATAATAATAATTCCACATATGAATTAATATCTAAATATACGATTGATTCGTATAGAATAAGATATATAAGACAACCTAAGCCTATTATATTATAGAACCTACCAGATAATTTAACTATTTATGGTGAAAAGACGGCTTAGACTTCAGAATTGAACACATCAACACATGGGGAAATCCTAGCAAGAGCAGTTTAGTTGGCAATTTCTTCTAACATTGCAAATGCTTCCCCTGCTCCAGATCAGGAAGAGGAGAAAGGAGAATAATAGTAACCGCCCCTTTGGGGCAAATTGTTTAATTTAATTTTTTATTAAAAATTATGGCAGTATTTAGTACAAATCAAGTAAGACACTTGTATGTTGCAAATGCAGTAAAGGATACTACTCCTGCTGCTAAAGGTGACGTTAGTGTTTTAAGTGACGCCGAAGGTAATGTTTTCATTAAGCATCTTGGTGCTGGCGGTGTAACTAGAACGGATATTATAGATCCAAAACTTGTTACTTATGCTAAACACACTACCGCAACTAAATTGCAGGAAAAGCCTAAAAAGGTAACTGTAACTATTTCTGAGTTACCTGGTGTTGTTTTTGACTGCACGTTGTCTGTAGTTCTTAGTCAGTATGTAGGAATGTCTGATGATGACCGAATTGTTAAATATGCTCTTGCAAGAGCAAGTAAAACAGATACAAAAGAAGGTCTTTCAAAAAAACTTGCTATTTCGTTAGCTAAAAATTTGAGTAAAGAGCCTCAAAAGTCGCTTAAAGTATTACACGGCACTACCGAAGTAACTGCTTTGACTAAAGAAGCAGAACTTACTGAAGCTGTTGCTACCATCACTATTGAAGCAATAGAGCAACCTTGGACTAGAGGTCTTAATGCTGGCAGATTAGCACAGTTTACTGTAATTGCTAATCCTGTTACTTTAGATGGTGTAGAAAGCTCTGCATGGGCAACAGTTACTGAAGGTGTTTCTGACACTGTAATCAAAGATGGTCACAAAATTGCAGATTTAGAGTATTTCTGCATGGGCGATAGAGCAGATGTTTATAGAGGTATGGCTTGGCCACATGTAATTCCCACTGAATATCTTGTAGATCCTGAAAAAGAATATGATGTAATTGACATTCACTATTCTTATAAAGGTACTTGCGAAGACAGTCAGTTGTCTGAAAAGGACCTTACTTTAGTTGCAGAGAGTGCTGTTGCTACAACATTAGTAACAAAACTTAAAGCCGCTGGTATTGAAGTAAAATAAGAGATACTTAATCTTTAATTAGGTGTTTAACTATGAAGGGAGGCCCTAAAAGGCTTCCCTTTTTAAAAATTTAAGGTATGATACAATTTAATGAGTTAAGAATAGATCCAGATACAAATACTTTAATTATAGATGCAGAAGTTCCTGACGAATATAAGGAATTAGTTTCTATTGAATATCTTTATATAGATACCGAAGAAACTGCAAAACCTTATGAGCCAAGCAATAAATGTGTTTATAAAAAAGATTATTCTACAACTAAACCTACATAGATTCATTTAGAAATACCAGATGAAAATGCATGGATGTAGCAAATGACTGTAGAAAGTTAGTTAAATGCTTAGAAGTTTACAAAAGAAACAGTTAAAAACAACTTACTTTTTGTTTGGATTAGAGTATCTGGAGATCCAGGAGTATCTGCTGTTTGTGGTAGAGATAACACATTAACATTGGGTATTGTATCCAACCCAGTAATTCTTTGTTCTAAAGGATTATAGCACATAAAGGAGGTAGAAGAAAAGTGTTTAATTCCTAAAGGATTTATTGATTTTCTTCTTCTTTACAAGGCTTTTGAGTTGGCAAGTAAAATACAAGATGTAGCCTCTGTATTAAGATATTGGAATTTATTATAGCGTAATATTACAGAAGTATCATATACTTCAACAAAATCTGGAGGGTGTGGCTGTGGTAAATGATAATTACATGAGAGAAGCTTTAGATAATTACTATTCTGTATTATAGTATATAGGTAATTATTCTTATAAAGAAGTATTTAAAATGATAGTACTTGACTTTATAAATACTATAGAGCAAAATGGTGTAAGAAAGAAATTACCTTCAGATGATTAGGATAAATTATATTGGATGATATCTTGTATTGCAGGGTCATCGTGTATCTTTCCTACAAAATGTGGCTCTAGTTGTGTAACTGCTTTTGAATGATAATTACTAAAATGTAATTATATAAAGTAAAACTATTACTTAATTTCTTGTGTTGTTTTAGGATTTCTTTTATCTTTGCAACACAAGAAATTTTTTATTTTTATGCGTAGTACATATAGAGAAATAATATATTCAATCCTTGATAAATATAAATTATTAAGTGATGATTCTTATTATACAGAAGACCATATTGTCTTTTTAATGAAAAAAGTAAGAAGTTTTCTTTTGGCTAAAAAAGCAAAAGAAGATGGAGTTATTGAAGAAGAAGATAATAAACAAACTATCTGTTTAGATTTAGAGTTGGCTAATTTATTATAGGGTGCTGTTTGTGGCTCTTCTTATTTAAGAAGTATAGATGCGTTGCCTAAAGTTATGGAAGGTTCTATACCTAAAATAATGCTACTTGATTCGTTTAATAACTTAAATCCTACTGTTGTATCTAATGAAAGATTTAAATTTGTAGGAAATAATAAATGGCTCGGTAACTTTATTTATTGCACACAAGGGCCGGATGAAAGATTATATTTTAAATCTGCTAACCCACAACATATGTATATTAAAAAAGTGTAGGTAAGAGCAGTGTTTAATGACCCTTATGAAGCAGCAAAAATGTCTTGTGAATTAAACGAATGTTGTGAAGAAAAAGAATGTGATATTCTTGAAACAGAATTTCCATTAGAGGACGATTTAATTATACCATTGATTGATGGTGTTGTTACAGAATTGGGAAATAACATTTATTCTCCACAAGATACTGTAAATAATGCTAATGATGACATTTAGGGATTAAACGTTAAAAGAAATTAATTATGACTTTTGAAGAGTTTTATACTGAAACCTTAAAAAAAAGAGGAGGAGGTAAAAAATTTACTGTAACTAATAGTTATAGAACAGAAGAGATGTTTTACTATTACCACAAAAACTCTAAATATAAATTTGATAGAAGTTTATATAGGAAAATCTCTGATACAATAAATTTAAAAATAGCATATTATTTAACAGAAGATAGAAGTTTTAAATTTCCATTTAATTTAGGATATGTTATTATAGAAAGAAGAGAGCCTAAAAATTATAAAAAATATGTTAGACATATTGTTGATTGGAGAGAAACTATTAAACTTTGGTATGAAGATGAAGAGTGTAGAAAAAATAAAGTAAAAGTGTTAAAAAAGAAAAAACCACATCTTGATATTTCTTATCTTAGAGACACACAGAGATTCCCTAAAAGTAAAATGATTTTATTTAATTTAAGTAGGAGTTTCAAGATGAGATTAAATAAAATGTTTGAAAACGGTAATTACGAATGTTATGGCTGAAAGATATACATCTGTTAAAGTAATTTTAGATAATCTTCTAGACCACCCTTTACTTTAGAATTTATCTTTTGAAAGAGCAGTAAAATACTCTGTAGAATTTATGCAGCTTGTAGGTTGCCCAAATATTTTTGAAGAGAAAACTGCTTTTATAAAAATAAATAAATATAAAGGAGAATTGCCTTGTGATTATATAAATATGATTCAAGTAAGAATGACAGGAGATGAATGTGTACAAGGAAAATGCTTTAGATATAGTACAGATACATTTCACATGTCTTCTGATAAAGCATTAAGTGATTTAACTTATAAAATACAAGGCGGATACATCTTTACAAGCATTAAAGAAGGTGTTATAGAAATTGCATACCATGCTATTTTAGTTGATGATGAAGGCTATCCTATGTTGCCAGAAAACAGTAGTTTTGAAAGGGCTTTAGAAGCATATATTAAAATGAAATAGTTTACTATATTATTTGATATGGGAAAAATTACTGCTAATTCTTTTGAAAATGCTAAACAAGATTATGCTTGGGCAGTAGGAGATTGTGCATCAGAATTTGTAAGACTTACATTAGATAAATCTGAAAGTTTCTTTAACTCTTGGAGTACATTGCTTTTAAGAACGCATGAGCATAGTAGAAGATTTATAAATGATGGTTATAGAGAAAGTTTAACTTTTAATTAATATGAAGAAATAGTAGTTTAATATTAAGGGGAGTAGATGTGATTATAGTTTTCATACTCAAGAGTCTGATTATGCAAGACGCATGTATAATATGCGTATAGTAACAGATAAAGAGGCAGGAACGTATGTGTTAGAAAACGAATAGGGGACTATATAGTGTACCTGTACACAAAAGCCAAATGTAACAAGTTATTAGACAACAAATTCTGGATTTCCACAAAATAGTTTATATACTCTTATTGGATGTTATTATGTACAAAATAAATTATATTTATTTTTTGCTAAAAATAATAGAACAGACACTTCTAAAGATTTAATTTTTGAAGTAACTATTAGTGATACTACTTATTAGATTAAAACTCTTGTTGAAGATAATTTAAATTTTGATAAAGAACATCCATTATAGATTGTTAGTTATTATGAGTCGGAAATTCTACATAAATTGTATTTTATTGATGGAAAGAACTATTTAACTTCCATTAAAATTAATGAATATAATGGTGTTTATAGAATAAACACATTGTCTTCTATAAATTCACAATTATAGAACATTTCTTTTAATGTTAATATAACAGAAGGCGGAGGTTCTTTTAAACCATCTATACGCTCTTATGGTTGTGTATTTTTAGATGCATATGGCATTACCACTAATTGTATATTAGATAATATAAAATATGAAATTGCAAATACAGATGGCAAATCTAATGCTCCCGATGTTACAATAAATAGAATTATAACAGTAAAAGTATATTTTAATGAAACAATTAAAAATTCATACGAATATATAAAATTATATTCTTTTTCTAGAGAAAGTTATTAGGGAGAAACAATTGTCTAGTCTGTATATAAATCAAATCAAAATATAAACTTAAAAAACGCACAATAGTCTGGAGACAAATATTTTGTAACATTTACAGATTTTAATAATGGCGAAACAGACTCAATAAATAATTTATAGTTATCTTCATTAAATATTATATCTAATGCTATTTCTACAAATGGCGAATATTTATTGCTTGGAAATAATAAATATTCATCTAGCTCTGCTGTTGAAGAAATAATTGTTTTAGATAAAAATATGGTTGATATATCTTTTTCTCAAACAAAAGAGGTTATTGTCTCAAATTCCGCTAATAGCAACTTGAATTATGAAGGTTTTTGTGCAGAACCACAGACTGTTACAAATAACACAAAATATTATTTTAAGTCAGGAGAACAATATAGATTAGGATATTAGTTATATTATGATAGTGGTAATATAAGTGATATTGTTCCATTAGCTTATAATTCGCAGGGATTTACAGTTAAAATACCAAGCTATAGTGATACTATTGTTACAGAAAGAGATAATAAATATTATACTAAAAAATATATTATAAAAGTTAAGGTGCTTCCAGCAGCATTAAAGTTATTAAAAAATGCTAATGTTGTTGGTATAAAATTTTATTTTTTACAAAATGAACAATTAGAAAAAAGAATT